CAGAATAACGCGGTACTTCCACATGATGTTAGGCCATGTGATTACCTGCGCAATCAAACCTGATTCTTCATTTTCTACTTCGTAAACTGTGTCTCTCATGGCCTCAGGCCTCCTCTGTTAACCTAAAATATCGTTGGTGTCATATCCGTTAGCGTCTAGCCATTCCCGTGCTTCTGGGATCATACAGAATGACATATCATAGTCATAACAGATAGTCCCCTGCATAACGTAGACGCATATGGCATCGTCTTCCCCGCGCTCGTTATGCTCAAAATAAACACGATCATCGCCGACGTAAACACTGTAGTCTTTATGTATTGCCATGGCCTGAGGCCTCCCTATGTTATGGTGTTGGTTTAGCAGTGAGCCCTAGGGTAACCTAAGACTAACCACTAACGCAACCCCCTAGAATCGTTTGCCGTCTATAGAGTACTCGTAACGCTCCCTCCAGACAGGCCAATGCTCCTCAATGTAATCCCTAGCCTTCTGAAAGGCCTTGTTAATACCCTTGTCATCCTCTGGATCAATGGGGATACCTACGATCATACCCCAAGGATCACCAGAATCTGTCACTCTGCCCATAACGCAAATGTAATCTTTCTTCATGGCCTCAGGCCTCCTCTGGTGTGATGTCTGTACGGTAGGTGGCACACTCTGTCATTGTCACTCTGTACCCGTCACGCTTTGGGAATTTCTCATTCATCATGTGCATCATGTCTAACGCCTGCTCTAGAGACTTTGTTGACATTGATCGCTCGTGAGTCGCAAACAAGTGACGCCCATTCTGTGAAACGTTTATCTCATATCCCATGTTGTAATCTCCTGAGGGTGGCCATGTCTCCCCCGTTGCCATGTGATTATAATGCTACAAACAAGATCCCAGAGCAACCCCTAAGAATGGTAATATTACCACTTCTGTATATCTCTGGTGATCCCTATATAAAGAGGAACGCGCCTGCGAATACCACAGAATCCTTGGGAATGTCAATGTAAATACTACCATTGTTTAACTGTTGACATCCTTTGTGGTTGTATGCTTGTGATATGCTAGTGTATAGCCTGAGGGTCCTACACTGGTCCACACTCTTTGTCAACGTGAATATTACCCTTGACAACACAGGACTATTTGTGTTACACCCAAGGCCTTTGGTCCTACCATAGTCTGCCCCTTGTGTCAACCCCTGTAGCCTTGTGAATAATACCAATGTTTACCCTTGCACCTTGTGTCTGCCTGTGCTATGCTAGAGGGTTGCCTAGGGGTGGGCCTTATGTTGATACCGGGGGAGGGGGATTGACATGAGTAATTATTGTAGTACCTACCCATGCACAAAATAAGGTGAAATTAGATAAAAAGCAGGTTAGTTGACATGTGTATAACCTCTTGTTATACCTTGTGTTTACCCACGGGCGGCACTAAAGTAATAAATCTGGATGCCCTAAGTAGTATTTGTTATATATTTACATTAAATAAAGCTTGACTTTTGAGTAAAACTATGGTATAATATAAGGCAGATACTAGGATGAATTAATAAGACAGATGTCGGGCCTTAGTTTACTACTAAACAGTTCGTATAGATCCCTTCTTCTGTTGCCTCCTAGGTAAGGGACTCATGCGAACTCATGTTAAACATAAGGAACACAGGAGAATGTCTGAAGATGACACCCTAACTAAGCAACTAGCAGAACGTAAGGAAGTAAACTTACGGAAGAGAAGTAGAGGCAGACCTAAGAAGTCTGAAGTAAAGGCTAAGACCACAGGCTCTAGAGGTAAAGTAGGTAGACCTAAGGGCGATGCTGGCATCATAAATGAGTACAAAGCTCGTATGTTAGCTAGTCCTAAGTCAGAACTAGTGTTACAGACTATCTTTGATGCTGCAACTAACGATGACCACAAGAACCAAGCTGCTGCGTGGAAGTTAATAATGGATCGTATACTACCTGTTGGTGCATTTGAGAAGGAAGTAATGAAGGACGGTGGTAGGAACGCAATACAGATCAACATTACTGGCGTTGGAGCTACAGAGGTCTTAGGAAATCCTAAAGAACCAGAAGAAGACCTAGTTATTGACGGTGACTACGAGGAACAAGTCTAGTGATTACTATTCTAGGGGCTGATTGGTGTCCTGCTTGTAGAAACGCAAAGAAAAAAGTAAAAGAGTACGAACTACCGTACAAGTACATCCATATTCCTCCGGGTCAAGCGGGGTGGGACATGGTAGAAACACTAACAGGTAAACGGTCTATACCTCAAATATTCTACCACTTAGGTGGACATAAAGACTTAACAGAAGTTTTAAACTCTTTTACCGGAGAAACAGTAGATGCCACAGAATAAAGCAGAAGAAGCACTAGACGAAGTACTAGAATACGTAGTAAGAGTAGGAGATGCTACTAGTCAGTTAGTAAACGTAGCTATACTACTAGGTGATAACGCTAATGAGTCTGTATCAGGGCGTAGCCACAGGTTAAAGAGTAAGTATAAAGGGTGGTCTGTTCTCAATACAGCAATTGACTTTGTGTTTATAGGTTCTAATCACTGTGAACGTGCCTATAACAACGACGTAGCTAGGGCAGCAAAGACCCTTAGTGAATCTAAGCCTAAGAAAAAACCCGCTAAGAAGTGAAGTATTTCTCTATCACAGAGTTTGACTGCAAAGAAACAGGAGAAAACAATATGAATCCTGAGTTTCTAGAAAAACTAGACACACTCAGGCACTATTGTGGTCTTCCATTTGTTATTACCAGCGGCTACAGAAGCCCTAGTCACTCGTTAGAGGCTATAAAAGAGATACCGGGGACTCACGCGCAAGGCATAGCAGCAGACATTAAGATAAATAACTCTGCTCAACGGTATTCGTTAATAAAAGCTGCCTTAGAACACGGTTTTACTGGCATAGGGGTCGCTGGTACTTTTATCCACCTAGACATACGGCCTTCATTACCTGTTATATGGACGTACTAGAAAGAAAGTAAACAAACTTTAACCTAAGAGAAACTAAACCATGACTGATAAAACATTTGCATTTGTAATTACTATTGTTGCTGCTTTACTTGCCAGCGTTGTTAGTTTTGCAGCATTTGCTGATACACCTACTGTTATTAACTATCCAGACGGTTCTACGTACACGCTAAAGAACGGAGAAAAAGTGTTTGTACATCCTTATGATATGTATGTTAAGCAAGAGTATACAAACACAGGTAATGTTTTGTTTAGTAAAAGAGTTCCTTGGCCTACACGTGACTACGTAGAGCCAGAAACGACTGATGCTGACGGACTTACTCCGGGTTCTCCAGAGTGGTGTGAAGTTTACGTACCTTTCCAGAATGGCTACACGTTTACTGATGGTGTATGGCAGAGAAACTGCGCAGGTTAAACTTTGACAGACTTAAATGTACAACTGTTGCCGTGGCAGCAAGAAGTCTACTCTGATCCTACACGGTTCAAGGTAGTAGCGGCAGGGCGAAGGACAGGGAAGTCACGCCTAGCTGCATGGATGCTTATCATAAATGCTCTACAGACCGACAAAGGTCAAGTTTTTTACGTTGCGCCCACGCAGGGACAGGCCCGTGATATCATGTGGCAAACCCTCTTGGAGCTAGGAAACCCTGTGATTAGTGGTGCCCACATCAATAATTTACAGATCAAGCTGGTCAACGGGGCCATGATTAGTCTCAAAGGGGCCGACAGGCCAGAGACAATGCGTGGTGTTTCCTTGAAGTTTCTTGTAATGGACGAGTACGCAGACATGAAGCCTGACGTATGGGAGCAGATCCTCCGTCCAGCACTAGCTGACCAAAAAGGTTCAGCAATGTTTATAGGTACGCCTATGGGCAGGAATCACTTTTACGAGTTGTACAAGTTAGCGGAGCTAGGTGACGATGAAACTTACAAGGGGTGGCACTTTACCAGTTATGACAACCCCATCCTCGACCCTGAAGAAATTGACACAGCAAAGAAGTCCATGTCGAGTTACGCCTTCCGACAAGAGTTTATGGCCTCATTTGAAGCAAGAGGCTCAGAAATGTTCAAAGAAGATTGGGTACACTTTGGAGAAGAACCAGACGATGCCCAGTACTATATCGCTATTGATTTAGCTGGCTTTGAAGAAGTTAACAAGAAAAGGACTAAGAACACAAAACTTGATGAGACTGCAATCGCTGTTGTTAAAGTTGGTACTAATGGTTGGTACGTTGATAACATTATACATGGGAGGTGGAGCCTTGACGAAACTGCCTCCAAGATATTTCAGGCCGTTAGAGATTACGAACCCGTTAGTGTTGGTATTGAAAGAGGAATAGCAAAGCAGGCTGTAATGAGTCCCCTGACAGATTTAATGAAGCAGTACGGGAGATTTTTTAGAGTCGAAGAACTAACCCACGGTAACAAGAAGAAGACCGACAGGGTTATGTGGGCTTTGCAAGGAAGGTTTGAAAACGGACAAATAGAACTAAGAAAGGCAGAGTGGAACAATAGATTTATGGATCAACTGTTTCAGTTCCCTGATCCTCTAACCCACGATGACTTGGTTGACGCACTAGCATACATAGATCAATTAGCTAAAGTAGCTTACAACTACGACTTTGAAATTGACGATCACGAAATATTAGATATAGTAGCAGGTTACTAAAATGACAAACCCTTTACCAGCAGAGCTAGTAAAATCTATGAATACCAAGCGTGTTTGGCGTCCCTTTAATACATACGGAATCTACGCAATTTCTGCTGTGGTGTTTTTTACACTTGGTTACAGCGTAGCAATAATCTAAGGAAAATACAATGGCAGAAGAAATTTATAGCCCCGACCCGCTTTTAATTGAAGAGTCACTAGAACAGTGGGTAATGATAAAGTGCGACAACTGGAGAGACAACTATGAGTCAAACTACGAACAAAAGTTTGAGGAATACTATAGGTTATGGAGAGGTCAATGGGATCCTGCTGACTCTGAAAGAGCGTCAGAGCGTTCTAGAATTATCTCTCCTGCGTTACAGCAGGCTGTAGAGTCTAACGTAGCAGAACTAGAAGAAGCTACCTTTGGTCGTGGTAAGTGGTTTGACATACAAGATGACATGAACGACCAAGAGCGTCAGGACGTAATGTATCTACGCAACAAGCTAACAGAGGACTTTGAATCCTGTAAAATACGCAAGGCTGTCGCAGAGTGTTTAATTAACTCTGCTGTTTTTGGTACAGGCATTGGCGAAATCATCCTAGAAGAAATTAAAGAAATGGCACCGTCTACTGAACCTGTTATGGGTGGTGACCTTACTGCTGTAGGCGTAAGTATTACGGATCGTGTGGTTGTTAAGTTAAAGCCAGTGATGCCTCAAAACTTTCTTATTGACCCTGTAGCTACGTCTATTGAAGATGCTATGGGTGTAGCTATTGATGAGTTTGTGTCTATGCACTCTGTAGAGCTTTTACAAGAGCAAGGAGTGTACAAAGAGGCGTACCTTGAGTCTGCTGCTCCTGATTCAGAACTAGAGCCAGATCAAGACTTATCTGTGTACCACGATGACAAAGTTAGGCTAACTAAATACTATGGACTTGTACCACGAGAACTACTAGAAGAAGAAGGAGTAGACGTAGAAGAAGACAGTAAGTACGTCGAGGCTGTCGTAGTCATTGCTAACGGTGGTACGCTTCTCAAGGCTGAAGCTAACCCTTACATGATGCAGGATCGTCCTGTAGTTGCTTTTCCTTGGGATGTAGTACCATCAAGGTTCTGGGGTCGTGGTGTTTGTGAGAAAGGCTATAACAGCCAGAAGGCGCTTGATACAGAGCTACGCGCTCGTATTGATGCTCTAGCCCTTACTATCCACCCAATGCTCGCTATTGACGCTACACGGCTTCCTAGAGGGGCTAAACCAGAAGTACGCCCCGGTAAGATGATCCTAACTAACGGAGATCCGCGTGAAGTACTACAACCGTTTAACTTTGGTCAAGTTGGTCAGATTACGTTTGCACAGGCTCAAGCCCTCCAAGGCATGGTACAACAGGCTACTGGAGCCGTTGACTCCGCAGGTATCGCAGGACAGGTTAATGGCGAGGCTACTGCTGCTGGGATCAGTATGTCTCTTGGTGCTATTATCAAGCGTCATAAACGCACTCTTATAAACTTTCAACAATCTTTCCTTATGCCTTTTGTTACTAAGGCTGCTCACAGGTATATGCAGTTTGATCCTGACAATTATCCAGTGTCTGACTACAAGTTTATTGCTACGTCTACTCTAGGCATTATTGCTAGGGAGTACGAGGTTACACAGTTGGTACAACTCTTGCAGACAATGAAGCAAGACAGTCCTCTGTACCCTGTGTTGATACAAAGCATTATTGACAACATGAACCTGAGTAATCGTGAAGAGTTAATTGCAGCACTATCACAAGCTGGACAGCCTGATCCACAGGCACAACAAATGGCTATGATGTCTCAACAGACACAGATGCAGTTCCAGCAGAGTCAGACTAATGCTCTCAATGCACAGGCTGCTGAGTCTGAAGCTAGAGCAGGTAAGCTTTCTGTAGAAACACAACTTGCACCTCAAGAAGTAGAAATCGACAAGATTAACGCCCTAACTAGAAATTTACAAATTGGTGACAGCGACGACAAAGAATTTGAGCGTAGGCTTAAAGTTGCAGATTCTTTACTAAAAGAAGTTGAAATAGAAGGAAAGCGTTCTAATGCTAATGACACAAACAGAAATCAACAAGTTCCTAGACCAAATCAACCAAGCGTTCAGCAGCCACCTAGACAAATT